CGGAGGAATAATATGGATGGCTTTACAATAGACGAATTAGAGAACCTTGAAAAAGAAGTTTTAAAACTTGCTAAGAAATATCCGAATGAAACTAAAAAATTTCTACAAAAACAAGGTAATAAATTAAAAAGTGTGGTTAAAAAGATTGCTAAAAGTAAAGTTAAATCTAAAAAAGGTAATTATATGAGAGGTTTTAAACGTGGTAAATACTATAAATATAATGGAGAAGACGATTGTATTAGAGTTTATAACTATATGCCTCACGCACACTTAATTGAAAAAGGACACGTTATTAAAGATAAAACTGGTAAAGAACACGGATTTAAAAAAGGCTATTTCGTCTTAGAACAAGGGCATAGAGATTACTATGATGAGTTTGTTAAAGCTACCGATGATTTTGTGGGTGAAGTAATAAAAGATGGAGGTTTTTGGTGATTAAACTGAGTGATATTTTGAAAGCTGTCAACTCTACACTAAATAATGCTTGTCCTGAGATTGAAATTGATAGTAAAGATTTATCTGAAAAATTCAATAGACCTAGTTTTAGAACTGAGTTAGATGGATTAAAAACAAGTGCTTTTATGACTACTTATAAGGAGCGTCACTTTACAATTAGAATCTACTTTTTTAATAGTGTTATAGGTAAAGGTAGATTAGAACGTTTGAAAATAAGTGAAAAGATAGAGGACACTTTTTTAGGCTCATTAAAAGTCACAGATGATTTTATTATACCTGTCGATGACATTGATTTTGATGAAACAGATGATGGAGTATTAATTGCTAGTTTTGATAGCTTAACAATGGAAAAAATAGAAAATGATGTTGATGAGTATATGATGGAAGAATTGGAATATCGTTTCGATAAGAAATAAGGTTGGATAAAAAAGGTTGGATAAATAGGAGGTTATAAGATATGGGATTACCTAGCATTGAAATAATTTTTAAACAATTAGCTGTAACAGCTGTTAAGAGAAGTCAATTAGGTATAGTTGGACTTATAGTAAATGAAGTTGGTAAGAATTGGACTATGAAAGAGTATAAATCAATTATTGATGTTAAAGATGATGATTATACAGCCGAAGTATTACCACTTGTTAAAGATACTTTTGAATATACACCAAACAAGGTATTTGTTTTTAATAAAGGTGCTGGAACACTAGCAGATACTTTAAAATTAGTGGAACAAGAGAGAATAAATTGGATTGGACTTGCTTATGATGGAGCAAGTGGAGATACAGCTACATTAGTAAGTTGGATTAAATCAGTGAGAAAAGCTGGTAAAACTTATAAAGCTGTGGTGTTTAAGGCTACAAAACCTGACAATAAGGGAATTGTAAATCTAATGAATGACAAGGTAACTTTTGTTGACGCCAGAGGAGAAGTTGATGGTTGGCAATATGTACCAACAATTCTAGGAATGTTAGCAGGATTACCAATGACACGTTCGGCAACATCATTCCTTTGTGGAAATTTAAAAGAAGTTAGTATATTTAATAAGATAAATGAAACAATAGATAAAGGTGGTTTTTGCTTATATAAAGATGAGGGTGACATAAGAGTTGCTAGAGGTTGTACGTCTTTAGAAGAAATAACACAAGACGAAACAGAGGATATGAAAGACATTATCATAGTTGAATCTATGGATTTAATGAGAGATGACATATACTCTACATTCAAAAAATGGATTGGAAAATACAAAAACAAATATGACAATCAAGTATTATTCTTTACAGCAATAAATGCTTACTTTAAAGAACTTGAAAGAGAGGACATATTAGATAAAGAGTATGACAACTATTCACAAGTAGACGTTGAGGCACAGAGATTAGCGTGGTTAGGTGTAGGTAAAAAAGAAGTTGAAGACTATGATGATGAGAAAATCAAAAAGCTAACATTTAAGAAAAAGGTATTTATGAAAGCAAATATCAAAATATTAAATGCTGTTGAAGACTTTAAATTTACTATCAATATGTTTTAAGGAGGTTAATCTATGTTTAACAAAATGGATAAAAATAAAATAATCAGAGGTAGTTTTGGTGCGATATGGTTTAATGGAGAAGAAGTTGGCTCAGTTAAATCGTTTGAAGCTAAAGTTGCTTTAGATTATGAAGACGTTGACATAATGGGAGATTTAGGAAAGCACAAAAGATATATGGGTTATGCTGGAGAGGGTACAATGACACTGCATAAAATAGACAGTGCTATCGCTAAATTAATCGGTGACGCTATAAAAAGTGGTAATATGCCTGATTTCACTATTGTTGCTAAATTAGAAGACCCTAGTGCAGATGGTGCTGAAAGAGTTGAAATCACTGGAGTAACAATAAATGAAATGATGGCTATAAAATTTGAAAATAAATCTTTGAGAGAAGAAGAAGTACCATTTGCTTTTTCAGGCTATAGATTTATTGATTTAATTTAAGGAGGATATAAAAAATGGCTAAAAATATAACTTTAGAAATATTACTTGCTAGAAAAGAGCAATCAAACAATGATAAAATGAGAATTGCATACTTTAATTCAGAAGTTTTAGGTGGAACAATAGAAGTTGTAAAACTTAAAGCTAGAGATGTATTAAAGGTAATGGATAATGCTGATGATAAATCTACAGATGGAGCATATAGAGCCAATTGTAAATTAATCTATAAACACTGTCCTTTACTACAAAAAAAGGAATTACAAGAGGCGTATGAGGTTGCAGAGCCTTATGATATTGTAACACCTGTATTTGATGAAAACTTAGGAGAAATCAATAAACTGGCTACATTTATTTTAGGTTTATATGGATTGGCTGAAAATGAGGATATTGAAGAACTAAAAAACTAATTTTGAGGGACGCTGATATGGCTTTCCTCTCTTTTTATGTTTTAAGAGGTTTTAAGTTTGATTATCTGTTGAATCTATCTTATGAAGAAAAGTTATTTATGATGGCTACGATGGATTTAGAAATTGAAAGATTAAGTAAATCAGCATAAAAAAAAGAGGAGTGACTTACCACGTTCAGGCTCATCACTCAGGGTTTTATTATTAAGAATATTATGCACTATTTCTAAAGAAATGTCAAGCGAAAGGAGGGTATATTATGTCTAAAACAGTTGCTGTGATTTTAAACTTAAAAGATAAATTTACGAGTCCATTGCATAAAGTAAATGAGAAATTAGGTACAACTGAAAAAAAACTAAAACAAGCTAATAGGAGTGTTAAGAAGTTCACTAATGCAATAAAAGCAGGTATGAAATCCGTTGCTAAGTGGACTGCAATAGGTTTTGGAGCATTGACTGCAGCGGTTGGAGTATTTCTCAAACAATCAATAGATGCTGCAAAAGATAAACTAAAAGCAGATAAACTACTAGAAACGAATTTAATGAAACAAGCTAACGCAAGTAAAGAGCATATTAAAATGTTAAAAGATGAGGCTAGTGCATTACAAGAGTATGGAGTTGTTGGAGATGATGTTGCTGTCGCTGGAGCAAGTAGATTAGCTGTATTTAAAATGAATGCCGAACAAATTAAGAAGACAATGCCTATTTTGGACGATATGATTGCCTTTGATAAAGGTTTAAATGGAACACAGGAAGACGCCATTGCTATTGGAGAACTTTATGGAAAAGCAATTAATGGAAAAGTCAACGCTTTAAAGAAATATGGTGTTGTATTAACAGCCAATGAAGAAAAATTATTCAAGGTTATGTCAACAGAACAGAGAATTGAATTTATAAATAAAAAATTAGAGAAATCTATAGGTGGAACAAATAAAGCACTTAGAGCAACAGATGAGGGTAAAATTGTTGCAATGAAAGGTGCTTGGGGCGATATGCAGGCGGAGTTAGGTAAGAAATTAATGCCTAAATTAGGTAATCTAGCTGAGTGGTTTCATAGTAAAATACCTGCCATTCAAGATTTTATTTTAAGTTTAGCAGATAAAGTTGAAGCTATGGTTATTAAAGCTGAGCCTTACATAGTGCAAATAAAAGAGTTGTTAGGTAAGATGTTTGAAAAGATAAAACCAGCCTTAGATGAGGTTTGGGATATAGTACAAAAAGCTGGAAGTTTTGCTATTGATATTGCTAAAGACATAAAAGATAACTGGGATTGGATAGCACCTATAATAACTGGTGTTGCTGTTGCTTTTGGAGTTTATAAAACAGCTGTAATGTTGGCTAGTGCTAAAACTTTACTTTTCAATGGAATAATGGTTGTAACTAATTTCCTTTTAAATGCTAATCCGATTGGGATTGTTGTTTTAGCTATTGGTGCGTTGATAGGTGCTGTTGTTGCTATTTATAAAAATTGGGATAAATTTAAAGCTAAAGTACAAGAATTATGGGCTAAATTAGATAATAACCCGTTAGGAAAAGTGCTTAAATTTATAATTAAGTTTGGTAATCCAATTAGTATGATGATTAATATGTTCTTATGGTTAAAAAATGTAATCACTGAAAACTGGGATACTATTAAAGTTTTTGGAGAGTATATATGGAATGGTTTAGTTGGTGCATTTAATTATGTAAAAGATATTATATTGGGTGTTTGTAGTATCGTTGGTGGTATTTTTACTGCTGTATGGGACGGAGTTATAAGTGCATTAGATAAATTGAAAGCTGGTTTTAATAAGGTAACAGATTTTATAACTGGAGTATTCCAATCAGCTTGGGATAGCTTAATGAAAGCATTAGATATGGTTTTACACCCAATCGAAACAGCAAAAAAAGCCTTTGGCGGATTGATAGATAAGTTGAAATTTTGGAATAATACTAAGATAGAAGACAAGACTGTCAATATAAATGAGGTAAAAACAACAGATGGTATAGGTGGAAGCAATAAATCAGGAACAACTACATCAGCAGTTAAAAATCCTAGACACGCACTAGGTACTGCCTATTTTAAAGGTGGAGTAACAGGAATAAATGAGGGTGGAAGAAATGAAACAGCTATACTACCAGCTGGAACACAAATTTTATCTCACGAACAAGGAAAAGCAATTAATAATAAAACAACAAAGGGTATTACTATAAATATTAATGTAGATGGTAACTTTATTGGTGAAAGAGACCAAATGGAGAAATATGCGGAGTATACTGCAAATAAGATATTGTCTACATTAGGTAATATGTAGGAGGTAAAAGATGAAAATGATATTTATAGGTGAAAATGAGGGGCAAATGGAAATTATAAATATTCCTGTGGTACAAGCGATTGAACCTATAACGTGTGACACAATGGACGAAGACTTTGTAACGATTGATGGCAATACATTAAATCTTATTGGAGGAAAGGGGTTAAGGAGATTTTCTTTTTCCTCTTTTTTTCCTAGTAAATTATATAGTTTTGTTAGTTTTCTTAATTTCAGACCGCCTAAACATTACATAAAGTTTTTTGAAAAATATAGAGATTTGAAATTACCTGTAAGAGTAATCGTTATAGATAAATTTAGTGTTACTTTAAATATGTTATGTAGATACAATTTTAGTTATACATTAAGGGATAGAGCAGGAGATGTACCATATACTTTAGATATTACTGAATATATATTACCTGTCAATAAGACAACTGCTCCTGTTGAATCTAATAAATCTAATAATACTAATAAACCTAATAACACTAATGCTAATAATATTGATAAGAAAACTAAAATAAAGAACAAGGTTAAAGCTAATGCTAATAAAAAACCTAAAAAGTAGGTGTTTGATATGTATAAAGTGATTATAAAAGATAAAGATGTTAGTGATATTATAGGTAATTTGACGTGGAGAGATACAGTTGATACTTTGGGAGTTGAGGTTGATTTTGAATTACCGATAAATAGATACGATGAGAAATTTGAGTTTTTGTATGATATTACACTTGGTGACCCAATACAGATTTTAAATGCTAAAGGAGAAGTGTTGATACAAGCTATCATTGTAAGTGAAACACCAAATGGAAAAATAACATCATTTACTGCTTATGATATGGCTTGGTACTTGAATAAATCTACTGTAATTAAACAATTTAAAAAGATGATTGGTAATGATTGTGTTAAATCTTTATGTAAAGAGATTGGAATTGATGTGGAAGTTAGTGGATTGGATACTAAAATAGATAAAATCTATAAAGATAAGGCTGTATCTGAGGTAATAAAAGATATTATAGAGCAATGCTCTCAGTTTAATTCTAAGAAATTTTTTATTGAGTTTGATAAGAACAAGTTAATTGTATCACCTTATAAGAAAATAAAAGTGTTTGGTACATTTGAAATTCAAAAAGATAAATTTATCAATATCAATGAAAACATTGGAGGAGTATCGCTAACTAAATCTATCGTCGATATGAAAAACAGTGTACTTGTAATTACAGAAAATAAAGGTGCTATACGTACAATAGGAGAAGAACAAGACTCTAAAAGTATTGAAAAATATGGTAAATTACAGGAAGTAGTAACACTGGACGAAAAAGAATTTTCTAAAGCTAATCTAGTTGCAAAGAATGAATTAAAAAAACTAAATAGAATCACTGAGGATTTTAGTATTGATGTGCTTGGTGATGATAATGTTAAGAGTGGTAGAGTGATTGATATTGATTTACCACTTTTTAATTTGAAAGGTGAATATTTGATAAAAGAGAGTGATCATACTATATCTAATCATATTCACAAAATAAGTCTTAAATTGGAGGTGTATAGCGATGAGTGATAACAAAAAAAGTTGGGATATTGCTTTAGCAGAGAAATTTAAAGAGCGTGATAACCCATCTCCAATTGGTGCTGTCTTAGGTAAGATATTGAAGCCTTTACCTGACATTTCAATTGAGTTGTTGAGTGGATATGGTGTTATAGACGCTGATAAAATCTATCTTTCAAATGCAATAACAAATAGATTAGAGATTGAATGTACTATGAAAAACTTTGAAAGTCAAGGTAACAAGTCAAGTAATTGTACAATTAATAGTTTAGATACGACAGGTGGAGGAGAGGATAGTGCAGGACATACTAATTTAAGTATATCGGGACACAGTGGTAGTTATAAAGGAAGTACAAGTAAAACAGACAATAAAGATAAGGGTAAATTTATATTACAAACAGTTTTTAATTTAAAGGCAGGTATGTATGTACTTGTAATACCTAATGTAGAAGAAGACAAATTTTTTGTAGTTGATGTGTTTAACTACGCTCCAGAGGTGAGTTTAGAATGGCAATATTACCAAAAATAGAATTTAAAGATTATTCAAAAGACGTAATAAATGAAAGTAAAAATTCAAATGGCAAGACTTTTTTGATAGATTTTCAAAAGAAAAGAATGTTAAGAAGCAACGGAAAACTAATCAAAACAGATGATGAGAGAGCGGTTAGAATGTGGATAGAAAAAGTTTTACTAACTGAAAAATTTAAGTGGAATATATACAAAGAAAATGGAAGCAATCAATATGGAATGATGTACAAGGCAAATTTATTAGGACAACGTTTTCCAACTCCTGTATTATATTCAGAATTTGAGAGAGAATTGATTGAAACGATGAAGAAGAACAAACAAATACTAGAAATTAATATACTAGAAATAAAACTTGAAAAACATACTTTAAAAACTAAATTTGATGTAACATTAAAAGATTTTAAGACATTTGAATGGGAGGGGTACTTATGATAATAAAAAAAGAATGGAAAAAAATATTAAATGATATGCTCTCTAACGTTCACGATGATTATGATAAGAGTGAGGGTGGATTATTTTATGATAATCTTGCTCCTGTATCTATTGAAATGGAAGAAATAAGAGATGTATTAGATTATATCTTTTTAAACTCTTTTGCTGAAACAGCAGAGGACGAGTATTTAGATAATATCTGTAAAGAGGTTGGAGTATTTAGAAAACAACCAACAAAAAGTAAAGGTAAGGTTATTATAAAAGGTACACCTAATACTATAATTCCAGTTGGAACAAAGGTTGCTAGTGATACATATATTTACTTAACAACAGAAGAAAAAACTATTGGAGTTAGTGGAGAAGTTGAAGTAAAGATTGAAAGTGAAAACACTGGTAAAATCTATAATCTACCTAAAAATACAATAGTGAATTTTCCAATTACAGTACCTAATTTAAAAGAAGTCAATAACCCTACTGAAACAGTGGACGGATATGATGGAGAAAGTGATAACGAGTTAAGAGAGAGATATTATTTTAAAGTTAGAGAGCCTGTAACATCAGGAAACATCTATCACTATAAAAAGTGGACTATGGAGGTTGAAGGTGTTGGTGGAGTTAAAGTTTTTCCACTATGGAATGGTGATGGTACTGTTAAAGTGGTTGTTGTTAATAGTGCAATAGAAGAAGCAGATGAGCCTTTATTACAGAGAGTAAGAGATTATATAGAGCAAGTTAGACCTATAGGAGCAACTGTTACTGTTAAATCTGCTACACCTAAAGATATAACAATCACAGGTAAAGCTAGAATTTCTAAAAACGTTGATTTTGATAAGGTAAAAGCTGATTTTGAAAGAGATATAAAAGAATATTTTAAAAAAGTTGGGTTTAAACAAAACTATGTCAGCTACGCTCAATTAGGTAATATCTTGTTAAATGTAGAGGGGGTAAATGACTACGATAACTTGAAAATCAACATAGGAGCAATCAATATAGCTTTAGCGGAAGAAGAAATACCAAAATTAAAAACAATTACACTTGATAAAGAGGTGGTGTAGTTGAAAGTCGAAAGATTAATGCAACATATGCCTAAATACTATAGAGATATAGTTGAGATTGAAGAACTACAAAATGCGATAGATTTACAGTTAGATGAGTTAGATATTATGTCTAATGAGGTTTTAAAACAATTCTTTATCTACACAGCTACTTGGAGTTTGCCTATATGGGAGCGTATTTTTGGACTAACTGTTGGAGATACAATAAGCAATCTTAAAGAACGTAGGGAAAATATAATATCTAAACTTAGAAGCTATGGGACAACAACTAAAGATATGATTGCAAGGGTTGCAAAAGCATTTACCAATGGAGAGATTGAAGTTATTGAGGATAATCCTAACTATTCTTTCACTATCAAATTTACAAGTATCGTAGGAATACCTGATAATTTAGAAAACTTTAAAAAAGTAGTTGCCACTATAAAACCTGCACATTTGAATTTTAATGTTGAATTTAGATATAACACCCACAATCAAATAGGATATTCGTATCAAAACTCTCTTAAAACTAAGAAACATACTGAGTTGTTTGATACTAGACTTTACAATGACACTGATATAGTGGGTAAATATCATAGATTTGATGAGATTGGAGATTTAAAACATAGTGAATTAAAAACTAAAACATATAATGCTATTTATGATGAAAGGAGATAGAAATGAGTAAATATACAGAACACTTAGGTTTAGTACAACCTGCTGGAAATGAATACTATGATATAGAACAATTTAATCATAATGCTGAGTTGATAGATAAAGAAGCTAAGAGATTAAGTGAGGACTTAGCAAAAGTGCAAGAGGGTGCAACAAGAGATAAAGCTGGTATAGTACAATTTGGTACTGGTGAGGGTAAGGCTCTTGAGGGTATGATGTTAGCAAGACTTGCTGGTTGTGTAGCTTATGGTGGAGATATACAAGATGAGGGAGTTAAAGACGTCAATTACTTATATTATGATAGAAATACTAGAAAAATGTATAAGTGTATAAATCAAAACAATGATACCTCTGCTAATGTTGCTAACTTTAAACCTTTGGATAACAACTCACTTTCAGATGGATTGGAAAACCTAAAAAAAACAGGATACCCAATAATGTATAATGGAGGTTCTCCTGTACCCATTGGGACAACTGGAAAATTACCAGATTATGTAAGATATAACAACATGTTGGATTACTATTTTAGAGTTAGGCTTTCTGGAGGAACGTCACATTATATAGCTTTAGATGAATCTACAAATACAAATATAGTTGTTTATACTTTATTTAATGGTATTACATTTCACTTAGATATTAATACTAATATTTTGAAATTAGTGGCTGACCCTCAACGTCAACTTGTTTCTATTACAGCTTTTAATTGTTTAACATAGGAGGTTATAAATGAAGACTATACAATTTTATAAAAAGGATAAATTAATATTCTCAGTTTATGCAGATGAGTTAGATGATGTATTGGCTAAACCACAAGACTATTTTAGTGGATACAGTTCAGATATGATAATTACAGATGTAAAGTATGAATATCCAATATTTAAAGACGATAGATTGAGAGAAATGACAAAAGAAGA